AGTTCTGCTTTAACAACTCTTTCAGTTTTATTATTGATTGACTTTTTTGTTGACTCTAATTTCTTGTTTATCTTTTCTGATTGTTGTTGTAGTGCCGCAGTATCCCCACCACCTGATTGATTTTTATCACCTCTATCTCCATATAAAGTTTGAAATGCTTCTTCTTGAAGTTTCTTATTGCCGAACTTTCTAGCAATCTTTTCAGCATTCTTTTCGCCAACAATAGAAGATGTTGCACCAAAAAGTAGTTTTCTTCCACCACCTGCTCCACCATAGCGCATCACATCTTGAGCTTTTTCTATTTGATCTAAGCGAGATGAAAATTCTTCAAATGACTCGGAACCTTTTGCAGCTGCAGCTGGTCGAACACCAGGGTTGGTGTTTAGTTGCGAAGAAATATTTTTTAATCCAATACCAGCTGAGGTCTTTCTCATCTTCTTTTAGCCCTATTAGTTTGATTAGCCAACTTAATCTTCTCATTCTCTTCTTTTATGTGCGCAGTTAGAAGATTAACATAGATCTCTCTTTCCCAAGGCAACATATTTTCAAGCTCAGTCAATGAATATTTGTGATGGTGTATTAATGTAAAATTCGTCGTATAGTATGTCTTCAAACAGTCATGACCAAAGCTTAGAGAAAAAAATCGTTGAGACCCTCCAGCACCATATTGTGCTCAAATCCGCATCTAGGGCAATTATGCTGTTTAGAATACTGGACTGTTGGTGTGGTCTTTGTAAAAGATAATAACTTATCATAATCATTGCTTGATAGGTTATTGACAAATTCTATGAGTTCTTCTTCAGAAGATTCATCTGCATCTATAACACTTTCTTCATCAAAAATTTTGTCGATACAATCTACCATCAACCTCACTTGCGCTTGAACTGGATCTTCATCTTCTATCTTTAATTGATTGATAGAAGGATATCTCATCAATACGCCAATTTTATTATTAAACATAATTTTCTTGGCTGCAGCAAGGTTAATAATCTGAACTTCATTTAAAAGGTCGACAGACATATCAATGACCATATCGCATTCTTTTTCTTCAACGATATTTTTACACTTAAAGTAAATGTCGACGTTTTCTCCAACAGAGCGAGCTCTTAAATTTAAGAAGAAAAATTCTAGATCTACTAAAGGTAACTTAGTGACATCAATTTCGTCTAGAACACAATTATTGATAATTTGCACCAATGCATGAACAATTGTTTCTGGATTCGTTGACTCAACAGCCATCATCAATAGTTTTTGTTCTTTGACTAGAAATGGTCTAAACCGAACAGGGTCTTTAACAGATTGCAGTTGTATCGTGTATGTTGGATATTCAATTTTAGGCAGAGCCATATATAATCACCTCAAAGTTTTAATTTTTTGTTAATAAATTTTTGTGCTGCGTTATATGCAGTTTGTTCAAGAACACCAGCCAATCTGTTGTCTTTATTTTCGCTACTATCAGTATAATTGGTAACAGCCTCATTTGTATAACTGTCTGTAATTCCTGCAGATTTACTTATCCACTTTTTATATGCAAATGTCACTTGCAGTCTATGCACAGAATCGTCTGACCAATTTAATGGTAGCGAAGAGACCGAAATAGGAATTGCTTCTATAAGTTTGCAATCATAGATTAATTGCGGTGTGACATCTTTTGCTAATGGTTGTTGTTTAACTTGACCATCTGGATTTATGTATTGGTTGAATTGAGCTATAGGACCCATATATTTGTCAACCAGAGTATTTACTGTTTTATTCACAACTGAATCTAATAGTCTTTGACCAAAAGCATTTCTAGGCTTTATTTTTGATGCAGTAACCATAACCTCTTCTACTGAATTTGGATCTACTGGTTCTGATGGGGCATCAGTACCAATATGAGAATACTGCTTAATTGTGACATCAGTTGCATAGTTTGGAGTTCCTGCATCGCTAGAATAATAATTTATTAGACCACTTTGGGTTGGAATCATAGATTCAATCCAAGCATCAAAGAACTTCTTTTCCTTCATAGTTCCGTTGCAATAAAAAGTTAACGTAACTTCTGGGAACTGAAGATGATGAGGTATTCTATTTGTAAAAGCATAGTGTCGATATTCTACCATGCTTATATTCTTACCAGGCAACTCTGCAGCTTCGCATTGAAATGCTAACTCTTTCGTCATGTTAGATCCAAAAACTGGATCTCCAGATAGTGAGTTTGGTGTTGAGATCCAAACCTCAAACTTATCTGTTTTAGCAAATTCGCCTTGCCCCGTAAAGTGGGTTCTAAATTGATTGACGTTAAATGCCATTTATAATTTCCTGAGAGTCTTTATGAACCTTTGTTCGTTTCGCATTTACAAAGTTGTCGAATGGCAATAGTGCAGTTATTTCCCATTCGTCTGGTTGTATTTCTATAATGTTAGAACGGATATGAGAACTTAGGTATCTTTTCATACAAGGAGCAAATTCTTTAAATCTAGACGCTCCGGAAAGTATACCGTAATTAATTCTCAACTTCGTCGTATCATCAAACTTATCATTATTCGTGGTATCATAAAGTTTATCAAGCAATGCCAATCTTTGATTGGGTCTAATGTAATGGAGGTTTAACCCTAAAAATCCATCATTGTACATCTCAATAGGAAACACAAGAGGAAAGGTATCATAGTATGGAAGCTCATCTTTCGTCTTCGGGTCATACATATAAAAGTACATTCTACCAGGAAGAAATTTGTTAGTTTTTCTAGATTGGTCTCTGAGAACACTTCTCTGATTTACCTTAGAAAGATCTCTAACTTTTTTCTTGAGCCATTCTCTAGACTTCTTGGTACGCATCTCGTAACCAGTCTTAGCTAACTGCTCTGATATTTTGTCTATTAGTATTGCCATTTCTTATTTATTCGATTTTTTGAACAGTTCATTCTCCGTAACGATCTTAAATTCCCAAGATCGATCAGCGCAATATTCTCTAGCTGCCTTCCATTTAGCTTCGTTCACACCCCAAGTGGCAATTTCTGTGATGTAACCTTTAGTTACCTTTTTTCTCTTCTCTGGTGGCTTGGTTTGCTTTTCTGGTTTCACCTCAACCAATATGCTCTGAATTCCACCATCACGCTTCTTAACTTTGATTAGGAAATCAGGGAAGTATCGATGGTATTTATTGTCTAGTGGTGATAAATAAGGAATGAAGAATTCTTCTGATGACCATTGAAGGACATTCTCGTTTGTGTCGAACCATACCATGGCTTTACGCTCCCAGAGAGAACGATACCATATATTGCTGGGGTCGCCTTTGTATTTTGCTGGATTCTGCGGTGAGAATCTTCCACTATATGCCATATAAATAATTCTATCTTAAATAAGAGTATCTATAATGCCGGCAAGAGTAATCAAATGACATCAGGTCCATTCGCAATCAAAAGCCAACATGAATTTACTGTCGGTGCTGGTCCATTAAATGTTCTCACAGAAAGTCCATACGACTTTAAGAAAACTCAATATCCGACAGAGGGTCTTGGAAGCACTGTTCCAAGCTATGTTGTGTTTTATGTTAACCTGCCTGATTCAGCTAAATTTAAATTAACTGGTGAAAATTATGTTGAAAACGCATTTAGTATCTCTGATCAAAATATTCAAAACTCTAGAGGTGCTACAAATCCAAAATTAGTTTCAGGGGGTCTTGGAACTGCTTTGGGGATTGGCTTAACTACAGCAGCTATAAGTGCAGGTAGAGATTTTGCTGGCGTAATCAGAAGTGGACGTTTACTGACTGGATTAGAAAATGCTGGAGAAGGGGCAGGTGCTGCTGGTATTCGTGGAGCTGCTGGTGGCGTTATTGCAGGATTTGCCCAAAGCGTCGACAAAAAGCCTAAAATGCAAAGAATTAAAGAAGCTGTGGCAATTTATATGCCAGATACAGTTATGCACACATATTCTCACGATTATGATGTTCAATCTTTAACTGCTGCGATGGGTGATGTTGGTAAAGCTCAGAGAGGAGGTAGCGGCACAATAGAAGCCATTAAAAATGCATTTACCTCTGGAGATCCAGTAAATCCTCAGGCTAGTGCAGGATTCACTGAACTAATGGGTGATTTAGCCCAGGAAACAGGGCAAGTTGGTGCTGGCTTTACAGATTTTTTATTGAGAAATAAAGGTCTAGCTCTTAACCCTCAGGTTGAATTGCTATTCAAGGGTACTGCTAATCGCGGATTTATTTTCGACTTTAAATTCCAACCAAAGAATCAAAAAGAAGCCGAAACCATCAATAACATTATCTTCATTTTTAGAAGATATGCAGCACCAACTCTTTCTGCTACCGTAACTGATCCAGGGGCGTACTTTATACCTCCTGCACAATTTGATATTCAATACTACTTCAAGAACCAAGAAAACAAATTCATTGGAAGAATATCTACATGCGTTCTTGAGAATATAGACATCAATTACTCTTCAGCTGGCCAGTATGCAACCTTCAATGACGGTGCTCCTATTGAAATTAATATGCAATTAAGATTCAAGGAAGTCGATATCATAACTCGCAATATGATCGATCAAGGATTCTAAGATGCCATATTT